TTGAATTTGAAGTTCTTTGTAATGATAAACAGAAAGAACTATATAAGATCGTTAAAACGAATGATCTTGTAGAAATATTGAGCAATGGTATTAATTTTGCAGTTATCTTCAATGAAGAAATTTTTGATAAATTACCTGATGATATGAAAGAAATCGCAATTAGCGAATGTCTTGCAGGTGTTATGGTTGATGAAAATGATAAAATAACTTTGGAGAAACCAAATTTCAGTACTTACAGGGGCATTCTTGAGAAGTTTGGACATGACCCAATCATTGTTCTTCATGAATCAATTAAAAGTCTCTATGACGCTAAAAAACAGCAAGAGGATGAAGAGAAAGCTCAAAAGAAAGAAAAAAAAGCTAAAAAGAGTTTTCAAAAAGCCTTTTAAATAAAATTATTTAAATTCAGACAAATCCCGACAATCAAATGTTGGGATTTTTTTTTATTAGTATTTATTAGAAAATCTTATAATGGCTTCATATAATATTACCTATCCGATACGTGATGATGTCAGCACAAATAGTTACTTTTTAATGAGTAAAGTAACTAAAGACGCATTTAGTTCCGATTTATTATTGCTTTTATTGACACAAAAGGGTGAAAGATATTATGAACCAGACTATGGTACTGACTTACTAAAATATATATTTGAACCAAATGATAATTTAGATGCAAATGATGTTGAACAAGAAATCAAAAGAATAGTATCAGCATATATTCCTGCACTTACAATTAATAAGGTAACATTTAATTGGAACACGGATGATCAAGGAAATACAATTTCTGAAAATCAATTAAATGTAAATATTAAATTTACTTTTAGTGAAGATGCTTTTAGTGAAAACGGTGAATTAGATTTAAACTTTTAAGATATAAAATATGGCAACAAATACAGCAACTAATGTAATACAATACGGAAGCAGAACATTTGGAGAAATACGCACTGACTTAATTTCGTTAATAAGACAAGCATATCCAGATGTACTTAGTGATTTTACTGATTCAAGCGTTGGAGCAATGCTTATTGATTTAAATGCAGGTGTAACCAACAATTTAAGTGTAAATACCGATAGAGCATTTCAAGAAACTCAATTAGAGTATGCACAACAAAGAGTATCAATATTGAATATAGCGAAGAATATGGGATTTAATATTCCAGCAAGAAGACCTTCAGTAACAGTAGTTGATTTTACAGTAGTTGTTCCTGTTCTTGGAGATAGTCCAGATTCTTCATATTATCCAAAATTAGGTGCTGGCGCACAGGTTCTTGGCGGTGGTAAAATATTTGAAACAACTGATGTAATTGATTGGAATTCACCAGTAAGTAATTTAGGCGACCCTAATCGTTCAATTTTACCAAATACTGATTCGAACGGAACTATAGTTAATTATAGTATCACAAAAAGAGAAGTAGTTGTTAATGGTTCTTCTGGTGTATTTAAAAGAACAATTAGTTCAACAGATATTGTACCATTTTTTAATGTAACATTGCCAGACCCAGATGTGCTTGAAATTACTGCCATATATTTAATGCCCGGGACTAACTATGCATCAACTCCTTCAGCAAGTGATTTTAATACAATTGGTTTTAAATATTATGAGGTTGACTTTCTTGCTCAACAAAAAGTGTTTGTTGAAGATACAAGCAGTTCGTTAGTTAATAATAATACAAATGGACTTAAAGCAGCTACTTGGATTGATGTAACTAAAAAATTTATTAAAGAATTTACAACTAATGGTTATTGTATGATAACATTTGGTTCTGGCGATGCTGATGTAAATGCATTTAAAAATGGCTTCTTGAAAGAAGGTGTAAGTAATAAATATTTTCTTGAAAATTTTTTAAATAATACTGCTTTGGGTGAAAAATTATTATCAAACTATACTTTATTTGTTTTATATAGAACTGGTGGTGGTAGTAATTCAAATGTGGGCGCAGGAACTTTAACACAACTTGGTGGATATAATTTAACAGTAACTGGTTCTCGTCAGGATTTTAATCAATCTGTCCAAAGAAGTTTAACAGTAAATAATCCAATTCCAGCAATTGGCGGTAATGATGGTTTAAGTGTAGAACAAATAAGACAATTAATTAAATATAATTATGCAAGTCAATTTAGAGATGTTAGTTTAACTGACTATTTATTACAACTTTATAAGATGCCCGGGAAGTTTGGTTCACCCTTCCGTGCCAATGCTTTTAAACTAAATAATAAAGTAGTTATTCCAATACTTGATATTGGTTCAGATGGTAAATTGGATAATTCAAGCAATACACTTTTAATGACAAACATTACTGAATATCTTACTCAATTCAGAATGATTAATGATTACATTGAAATTAAAAACGGTAAAATATTTAATCTTGCATTTGATGTTGATGTTTATGTTGATAATATTGCTGATAATCAGATTGCAAACAGTATAATTACACTTGTTAGAAATTATTTGGATATTAATAATTATGAAATGAATCAGGATATATTCTTGGGTCCGCTTCAGCGAGAAATACTTACTGCAAATGGTGTTATTAATGTTATTAGTATTAAAGTATATAATAGAGTAGGTGGTCAATATTCAAATAATGTTGTTTCTCAAACAATTAATCCACTTACTGGTGAAATAACCATTATTAACAATACTATTCACTCAACACAAGACAGTATGTTTGAAATTAAATTCCCAGAAAAGGATATACGTGTCTTCCTACGTAAATCAGTAAGTTAAAAATTTTTCTTATGAATAATAAATTAACAATAGAAATGTTTATTAAAAAAGCAAATAAAATTCATAATAATAAATATGATTATTCTATCGCTGAATATATTAATACTGAAATTAAAATAAAAATTATTTGTCCTAAACACGGTATTTTTATGCAACGACCTGCAAATCATTTATTAGGTCAAAAATGTCCACATTGTGCTGAATTAAATAGAAGAAATAAAAAAAGATTAACATCAAAAGAATTTATTGAAAAAGCAAATAAAATTCATAGTTGTAAATATGATTATTCTTTGGTTAATTATAATGATTCATATACAAAAATCATTATAATGTGTTCAATGCATGATAAATTTGAGCAAACACCCAATTCACATTTAAATGGAAAAGGTTGTCCTATTTGTGGAAAAATACAACAAGGATTATCTAAAAGAACAACAAATGAAACTTTTATAAAAAAAGCTAATATAATTCATCATAACAAATATTATTATTTATTAATTGACTGGATTAACTCACATGAGAAAATAAAAATTATTTGTCCCGAACATGGAATTTTCGAACAAACCCCCACAAATCATTTAGATAACAAACAAGGATGTCCAATTTGTAAAGAGTCAAAAGGTGAAAAAAAAATTGCTGAAATACTGAATAAAATGAATATATCATTTATTCGAGAAAAAACATTTCAAAACTGTATTGGTAAAAAAAGAAAATTACCTTTTGATTTTTATTTGCCAAAACAAAATTTGATTATTGAATTTGACGGTAAACATCATTTTGAAATAGTAGATGCTTTTGGTGGAGAAAAGGGATTTAATGAAACTCAAGAAAATGATAAAATTAAAAATAATTTTCTAATTGAAAAGAATATACAATTATTAAGAATACCATATAATCAATATGAGAATATTGAAAATGTTTTATATAAAAGTGTTGGATAATGGAATTAATTCAAAAAACAGTATTACGAATAATGACAACTGGCACAACAACTGGTTGTACTGGAACATGTCGTGTGATTATTCCAGATACTGGTGCTACATATAATTTTAAATTATTATTAAATCAAGAAATAAAAAATGTTGGGTTTTTTGATGCATATCCGCTTAGTGGAATTACTGGCACAGCAATAACATATGTTCCATATGTGGTAACAGGTCAATGCACAAGCAGACTATTAGAACTCAGAAAATATTCAGTCACTGATGTGTTTGCTAATCAGTATTTTGGTAATGGTAATTATATTGTTGATGGAGTTGATTATTCTAATTCTATTTCAGGCATAAGTGTTGTATATTTTCTTGGCGGAATTAGATATGTTGATCTTCTTACTGGCAGTACTTCTGGTTCAACATTTAGTTTTACAAGTTTAGGGTATACCAATCCTAATTTTATTAATAAACCAATATATCAAGACCCGAATAAAGAAAATATTATAAGTAACCCAAAAATTAGTGATGACGTATTTATAGTAAGACAAGAATTATCAGCATTTGATGGAAATTATAGATTAGAATTTATAAAAAATTTAATTGATCTTGAAACATACGCTGCTGGCAATTTTTTTAACATAGTAAAAAACACATAACATGGCAACTGGAATTTATGGTATAGTGAGACCTTCAGACGTTAATATCGATGATATTGATATGTATTATAGTTTTGCACCAGACAGACAAACATCTCCTAATCCAAATATCAAATTAAATGCTATTGAATTACTATCATATTCATATTTACCAACTGATGACCCAAACGCAATATCTATTGCTGACCCGAATTTAGTTGAAAACAGTAATTTATTAGAGGGACTTTATAATTTAAGATTACCTGCAACTATATTTAATCAGTTAGGTATATATACAATTTATATAAAACCAAAACTTATTTTGTCAACAATTGTGGATTGTGGAGTTTTATCATCATTACCTACCATTAATGGTATTGTAATTGATCTTAATGCAACGCAACTTCCAGATAACTTAAAAGCAAATAATGCATTACAAGGATTTAAGATTGAATATCTTAATACTGATGGAACTAAGTTAAGAAATACAGTAAGATATGTTGTTACAGCAAATAAAGTAGTTCCAGTTAGTGAAAACATAGGAAATACTTCACAAAAAGCAGTCAGATATCGTTTTGATGACTCAGGCACGTTGATGTTTTTACAGCTTACTCCAAGTAGTTCTTCAGATGTAAAACCAAACGTATTACCTTTTATTGGCAATACTGGTGGTATTATTTTAATAAGCAATACATATTTTTCGCCACTTGTATTAGAAGTTGAAATGGTTGAAAATACAATAGATACTTTAACAAATTATGTTGCTGGTGAACAAATTAAAGATGTTCAGAATGGCATTTTAACATATTTTGATAAGAATAGAGTAATCATAAAACAAGATAATCTATATGAAATTAAAGATGACGTAACCAACGTACCATTATTTGAAGTTAAAGAAGAAAGAACCAATATTGATGAAACGCAAAATTTTGACAGCGTAACAAGTGGTGTACAATAATTCTAACATTAAAAATCTCAATATATTGAATTGAGATTTTTTTTTATTGTATTTATAGTAAAATAGAAATTTTGTGGCAAAAGTAAAAGTAGTTGGTACAAATCTTGACCAGAATTTAAACGGAACAAATTTTAATCATACTGCATCCGAAACAATATTTTCGTTTGGTAGTTTTGCTGTTACATCAAATTTTGAAGGTAGAGTACCTATTGATTATAGTAATACGTTGAGTTCATTCGTGCGTCCAGTTACATTAGAAACAATGGGACTGACACAAACACAATCAGAAATAATACAACTATATAGTACTAATGCAGTATTAAACTTAGATAGATCAGATTTAAATACTTTTGTAAGATTTGGTTCAGCGTATGAATTTCTTAGAATATCAATAGAAAATATCATTGTAGCATATCCGGGTAGTTTATTCATGAATTCACAATTAAATAGGACAAGTCCTGATACTTTTACTGATTTTATATATGACCCAATTACAAATATTTCAACGTTTAGAATACCAACTGGTTGTACTGTTAATACATTTGGACTTGCAATTAATTTTGGCAATGTAAGTAAACCAGATAATAATGAACTTAAAAATGTAAATTTATCATATGATAAATATGTTGTTTGGTCAGCAATTAATTTAACTGGTAATTCATATACTATAGTTGGATTTACTGGATGTACTGCAAATAACCCATCAGCAGCTAATTATAAGCGATTAATTATAAAGACAATTGGCAATCCATTTCCTACTCTTACTGGTTCGACAACAGGTAAGATTGATTTTCATATTAAGCCAAACAATGAGGTTTTTGAAGAATTTCGTGCATTATTACCTGAATACGAAAAATATATTATGTCACAAAGAGTGAGTGGCACAACAAGTGGATTTAAATTTATATTAAAAGACCCAACATTACTTGATAATGGTTCAATCACATATTCAAATTCTTCAATACTTTGGGCAACAAATGATAATTATAATATTGATATTAATACTCCAAAATATCGTAATTTTTTAAATATTGTATTGACTATTGGTAGTAAATATGATACCATTAAAACTGATTTAATCGCAAGATTTCTTACTCCCACATCCCTTAAAACATATGATTTAACTGAAAATGGTAAAGTAACAAAACTTTTAAGAATATATGGTAGAGAGTTTGATCAAATAAGGCAATTTATTGATTCATTAGTTAATATTAATCGTGTTAGTTATAATAAAACTAATAATATTCCCGATCAATTAATTAAAAATCTTTCAAAAACATTTGGTTGGAATTATTTTTCTTTGGTTAATGAAAGCGAATTAGTTAATAGTTTTTTAAGTATTGACGATACTGAAAGAAATCTTGATACAGATTTAATGCCAGCAGAAATAGATATTGAACTTTGGAGAAGAATATTAATGAATACTAATTATTTTTGGAAATCTAAAGGTACACGAGAAGCAATTAAATCAATGTTTCTTTTGATTGGTATTCCAGAACCATTTATTAATATAACTGAATATGTATATACTGTTGACGGTAAAATAGACCCCAATACAGTACCGTTAAAACAATCCGAATTTCCAAGCAATTCACTACCTTATGATAGTGATGGATATCCTAAAGCACCTTTAGAAACCAGTGATTTCTTTTTCCAAATTTCTGGTGATACTGATGCAGGACAGAAATATTTGGATGTATTTCGCATGGGTGGGTTCAACTTAAAACAAAATGTTGATAATAAAAAATCATGGATTCAAACAGGTGC